CTCTAAATGAAAAAATAGGAATGGCTTTACATATTACTCTTAATAGTATTAGAAGAGTATGGCAAGAATTTAAAGGAGACCACGTTGTATTTTGTTTAGAAGGAAAATCTTGGAGAAGAGATGTTTATCCTAGATATAAAATGAATAGAAAAACTGCTCGAGAGGCGTTAACTGTTTCAGAAAAAGAAGAGGAAGAAGTTTTTTGGGAAACATTTACACACTTTAAAAACTTTATAGACACAAAAACAAATTGCACAATAGTACAACACGACCAATTAGAAGCAGATGATTTAATTGCAGGTTGGGTAAATGCACATCCAGATGATAATCATATTATAATATCTACTGACGGTGACTTTGCACAATTGATAAAACCTAATGTAAAACAATACAATGGAATACAAGAAGTTACTATTACACACGAAGGATATTTTGATAATAAAAAGAAACCTGTAATAGATAAGAAAACAGGGTTTCCTAAAAAAGCACCTAACCCTAAATTAATGTTATTTGAAAAATGTGTAAGAGGAGATCCTACTGATAATGTATTCTCAGCATACCCAGGTGTTAGAGCTAAAGGAACTAAAAAGAAAGTAGGTTTACTTGATGCATTTGAAGATCGAGAAACTAAAGGATATAATTGGAATAATTTAATGCTACAAAGATGGATAGATCAAGACGGAGAAGAACATAGAGTTGTAGATGATTACAATAGAAACGTAATACTATGTGATTTAAATGCCCAACCACCCAAAATTAAGGCTGTAATAAAAGAAACTATAGCATCAGTTAAAACAAAAGCAATAGAACAAGTAGGATTAAAACTTATTAAATTCTGTGCTAAATGGGATATGCAACGTATCGCAGAGTACCCACAAAGCTACGCAGAGCCCTTAAACGCAAAATATAAACAGAAAGAGTTAGCATGACAGAAAAATTCTTTGCAAAACCTATACTAGAAAGCAGGTTCTGGATAGTTGAAAAACAAGGACACAAGGTAGGTACATTATGTAGACAAGAAGATAGGAAATACCTATATACTTGTGATGAAGGAACCAAAATATTCGATAATGAAACACAATTAAGAAACAATTTTGATGGTGAATGGATGTGGGGCAATACTACTATTTCAAGCCCACACATTGAACCCACAGAGCACCTAGTGTACAGTTTTCCTTGTAAGTTTAAACCTTGCAATATGGTGTATGATGTTAAAAAGAAATTACCATTGTTTACAAAAAGTAAAAAATCTAAATCCTTATATAGTGCTGGATATTATATTATTAAATTTGAAAAAGGATGGGTACGAAGTTTTTGCCCGAAACTAATTACTTTAGAAAGATATCCTAATAAAGGACCTTTTAAAACAACACTTGAAATGAAACAGGAGTTAGCAAATGCGAACAGATGAACCTATTAATACAGCACCAATACAACAATTTATACAAAGAGTAAAAGCCGCGGACATTGGTCAACAAAAAGAAGTAAAAATTGACATTGCAACTGCCAAAAGTTTAACATATTCTTTAGCAACTGTACTGGCAAGACTTGCCGGAGACTACGAATCTCTCATAACTAAACAATCGAAAGCCGAAGAAACTATCAGTGTAAAAGCTGATGGTGGTAGCCTCTAGTATAGGTATCTATAACCGCGTTTCGAAATCATTAACATAATACTTTTGTAACACAAAATCGTGAAATTCACGATAAATATAGTATGGGGTGTAACTATAAAGAGGGTACCTTGAAAAATTATGAGTAGACCGAAGCCTACGATTATACTGGAACACGTGGACAAGAAAAGCTATAAAACAGAGCAGATTCTTGAAGCGGAAGCCATCTGGGCTGTGTTTCATAAGAACAAACCTTTTAACCTTAAATCAGCAAATATGCTTAACAACTATCCAGGACCAAAATACAAAAAAGTTAGTTTTTCTAATCCTGGTCACGCCTTTAACTTGGCGAAAAAATTGAATACTCTTTTCAACGTTGAAGAATTCACAGTAGTTAAACTTACTGCTGGTGAAACTGTCAACGAACAATGAACTGGAAAGAAACCTACACAAAAATTTTCCTAAAAAACGCAGATATTAGTATTAATCCAAATACTTTAAAAGAGTATTTGCCTATGTGGTGGAAAAATAGTAGATCAAAAGATGTAGGTGGATTAAGATTAACTGATAAAGGTTTAGATTTTATTACAAAAAAACTTGATTTAAAAACGTATGAAGTTCCTTTCCCAGTAGACTTTAGTGTTACTACTCAAACCATAATTTTTTTAGATAGATTTATTACTTGTCCATATTTTTTGGCTGACGATGGTATAATTGTTACTAATGAAAAGAAAGCTATGGAATTAATGTTATTTTCTGGAGATATAAGAAAATATGGTATTAGTAAAGCTATGACTAGACAAGAATTCAATAACGAAGAATAAACCAAAACTTCTCAATAAATTAACATATACAGATGAGAATACGCAGAATAGCAATTACAGGACATTTATCAGGAATAGGAAAATGTTTATATGATAAATTTTCTCCTTATTATGAAGTTATCGGTCTAGACAAAGACGAAGGAAACGGTATTGAGGATACTCAAAGAGTTGTAGACAAATGTCTTAGTTTTGATGTTTTAATTAACAATGCTTATCTCTTTAATAAACAACACGCACTCTTATATCAATTTTGCAAGTATAGTAAAGACCATCCTAAACTAGCAATTTCCATTGGTAGTATTGTAACCGAATTAGAAATGTTTGATTATAAATTAGCAAACGAAAATTACTACATTGAAAAAATGAGATTAAAGAAAATAACACAAGAAGTAAACGGTAGTGGTGGAAAATGTAAAGCTAGTTTAATTTCTCCAGGTTTTGTTGACACAAATATAGATATGTTTTTCGAACAACCTACTGTTGTAGAGAAAACTGCAATGATGTGGGAAATTTGTAAAGAACAAAACACTATATTATCTCCCAACGCAGTGTTTGATGCAGTGAAATTTATCATAGATTCCTACGAAAAGGGTAATTTAGTTACTCACATCGTAATTAACAATTGATTTATGCGGGTCATTTAAGCTTCTTTTCATTTGACTTAATTACCAAAAGGTGCTATTATTAATAATAAACCAATTGTATTAAAAGGAGTACATAATGGCACGTAAAGGCAAAGACACATCAACAGATAGTAGTTTAGCTACTAGACAATTAAGTCCAAATAAAGCAAAGGCAAGTATATTACACGCCTTAAAAATCAAAAGACCAATCTTCTTATGGGGTGGTCCGGGTATTGGTAAATCAGACGTTGTTCGTCAGATTGCAAAAACTATCAATGCTCATGTTATTGATATAAGATTAAGTTTATGGGAACCAACAGATATTAAAGGTATTCCATACTTTAATAGTAATTCAAAATCAATGGAATGGGCATCTCCATCAGAATTACCAGATGAAAAGATGTCTAAAAAATATAAAAACATTATTCTATTTTTAGACGAAATGAATTCCGCGGCACCAAGTGTTCAAGCGGCGGCTTACCAATTAATATTGAATAGAAAAGTAGGTACTTACGAATTACCAGAAAACGTTGTTATAGTGGCGGCGGGTAATAGAGAAGCAGATAAAGGTATCACTTATAGAATGCCGGCACCATTAGCGAATAGATTCATTCACTTAGAAATGAAACCTGCTTTTGATGATTGGTTTGAATGGGCAGTAGATAACAAAATCCATAAGGATGTAATTGGTTATTTGACTTTTAGCAAAAAGGACTTGTACGATTTTGAACCTAAATCTTCAAGCAGGTCTTTTGCTACTCCGAGATCTTGGTCATTTGTAAGTGAACTCTTATCAGATGATTTAGATGAAAACACTGTGACTGATTTAGTCAGCGGTGCAGTAGGCGAAGGACTTGCAGTTAAGTTCATGGCTCACCGTAAGGTGGCATCACAACTTCCTAACCCTTCTGATATTTTAGATGGTAAAGTAGAGAAGTTAAAAAGTAAAGAAATCAGTGCAATGTACTCCCTAACGGTTTCTTTATGTTATGAACTTAAAGAGGCTTGCGATAAAAAAGATAAGAAGTTTAACGACAAAGTTGGAAAATTTCTTAGATTTATGATGGACAATTTTGATACTGAATTAGTTGTAATGGGTATTAAATTAGCTCTTACACAATATCAGTTACCGTTTGATCCAGACGCTATCAAAGTTTTCGATGAGTTCCATGAAAAATACGGCAAGTACATAACCGCCGCTCAAAGCGCCGACTAGTGTTTTCGTTATAGGGTGCTTTCGGGTACCCTATAACATAAAAGGAATTATGCAGTTAAAAACTAAAATAAAAACAAAAACTAAAATTAAAAAAATTAAAGAACCACCAGTTGTAAAACGTACAGACGACGAGTATAGACAAATGAAAGCTGAAGTTCTAGATAAAATTATTGTAGCAAGAGTTGGTTTACTATTAAGACATCCTTTCTTTGGTAATATGGCTACTAGATTAAAAATCCAAGAGTGTGATGAGTGGTGTCCTACGGCGGCTACTGATGGCAGACATTTATATTATAATACAGAATTTTTTCACAAATTAAGCACTAAAGAAATTGAATTTGTAATAGGACACGAAATATTACATTGTGTTTTTAATCATTTACAAAGAAACGAAAACAGAAATAGAATGCTCTATAATATTGCGGCAGACTATCTAGTTAATAATACTTTAGTTAGAGATGGTATAGGAGAAAAACCTAAAGACATTCAAATATTCCAAGATCACAAATACGACGGTTGGTCTTCAGAAGAAGTATATGATGAATTATTTAAAAATGCTAAAAAAATTGATATAAGCAAATTAGGAAAATTATTAGACGACCACATTGATTGGGAAAAAGGTCCTGAAAGTGGAGCAGGTAAAAAAGATAAAGATAAAAATGGTAAAAGTCAACAACCTGTTTTAAGCAAAGAAGAACAAGAAAAAATTAAAAATGAAATTAAAGAAGGCATAATGCAATCTGCACAGGCGGCTGGCCCAGATAATTTACCTGAAGAAGTTAAAAGAATGATTAAACAGTTTACTAATCCTAAAATGGATTGGAAACAAGTATTACAACAACAAATACAAAGTGTTATAAGAAACGACTATACTTTTGCTAGACCTTCTAGAAAGGCTTGGCATTCAGGTATAATTTTACCTGCAACAGACTATCAAAAAACAATAGATATTTGTGTAGCAATAGACACATCAGGTTCTATTGAAGAAAGACAATTAAAAGATTTCTTAGGAGAAATTCAAAACATTATGGATCAATATCAAGATTATAATATTAAAATTTGGTCTTTTGATACTAAAGTTTATAATGAACAAGATTTTACTGCTAATGATAATAGTTTAGAAGACTATGATGCTAAAGGTGGCGGTGGAACAGACTTTATGGCAAATTGGAGACATATGAAAGACAATGACATTGTTCCTAAAAAATTAATAGTATTTACAGATGGTTATCCTTGGGATGATTGGGGAGATCCTGATTATTGCGATACAATATGGATTCTTCATGAACATCATGATAAAAATAAAGAAGCACCTTTTGGTATTACATCTCATTACGACGCATAATGTTTCCAAAAACCAATATACCAAATCCATTAAACTTTTTAGACGCTAGAAAATTTACCAAAAAACCAAAAGGTCTGGTATTTCAAGAGTTACCTGAGAAAGGTCACGAGCATCTAAAAATTGTCGAAAATTGGATTGTGGATAATCTAAAAAGCAGATATTATATTGGTAATCACATTAAGATTGATAAGTCAGATCAAGTTGTTCATTCTATTTTGGTAGGATTTGAAGATCCAAAAGAGATGAGCATATTCAATTTGAGTTGTCCTCACTTCCCTAAACATTAAATATCTTCGTATACAAATAAAACAATACGGAGAGACATATTAATATGACTGAACAAGCAAAAACAGATGCGGCAAAACAAACAACCGCACCAGCAGGAGCAGGTACCGTTGGTCCAAAAGGTCCAGCAGGACAACCTGGTGCTTCTGCAGATTTGACTGTCCAAGATTTAGGAATTATCAAATCTATTATAGATGCGGCTTGCCAAAGAGGAGCATTCAAGGCAAATGAAATGCAGGCTGTTGGCGCCACATTTAATAAGTTAGAGTCTTTTTTACAAGTAGTCCAAGCACAACAAAAGGATCTTGAAAAGAAAGGTTCCGATACCGCACCAGCTAAACCGGCTGTTGCAACAGGAGGAAAAAAATAATGGCTGATACAAAACACGTTGGCAGACTTAAAGGGTCAGGCAATAAAATTGTAGTAGTTTACAGAACATTGCCAGGCGATTCAAAATCAGCATTGGTAATTGAAACGGCAAAATTAGCTGAGGCTGATCACGATTCATTAATGAAAGCAGTTGAATCTAACGAAGGTCAAACTGCGTTTGAACTTTATGAAGTTTTAAACAGAACAAGAGCTCCTAGTGGAGATGTTATGTTGGCTAAATTTCATAAATTCGCAAATATGCAAAGTGTGCCTACAAGCGAAGTTGAAATGACTCCAAATCCTACAACATCTGTAGCATTGGATGAGTTAAACAAAATTATTGCTAATCAAAGAGGTGTATCTATAGACGAATTATCTGTTAAAGAAGGTGTTACAAGTAATGTAGCAACACCAACGGCAAACGTAATGACAGATGATCAAATTGCTTCAAAAATGAGAAGTGATGCTGACAGATTATATAAAGAAGCGGCTAGATTAAGAAAAGAAGCTGAAGCTTTATCGCCTAAGAAAAGCAAGACCGAAAAAGCAGAATAGAACTATGTCTGTTATGGTCAAGTTTAACAAAAAGAAACTACCCAAGGAAGTTGTGGCCCATTGGCCTGAAGTTTTTTCTGATTTAGATGTACAAACTATACCTATACAATATCTAATAGGTATAAAGGTAATGTTTAAAGACGGTAAAAATTGGGATATTAGGCTTAAACCTAGTAGAAAAAATTTCACCCATGCTGACTTAGAAAATACCTTACAGGACATATTTAGAACCTATGCAGGGGCCATAAAAAATGTGGATTTTAGTCTAGATACGCAAAAGATTAAAAAAGACATCCAAAAACGCACCCATAAGTTCATAAAGAAGAACAAATAGCAAAGTCCTGTAATACCGTACCTATGATAAATATCATAAATACTGTTACAAACATAGGTATATTAAGGAGTAGCATTTAAAATGGCTTTTCAAGTACGAAGAGGAACAGACGCTCAAAGAGGAGGTATTACTCCCGCTGAAGGTGAATTAATCTATACTACAGATACTAA